TTTATTCTGTTCAATGTCAGTATAATTTTTTTCAAGTTAGCGCAGAAGAATATGGTTTTATAATAATTCCTAAAAGTCACAAAAAGTTTAAACCAAAAACTAAAAATATGGCAGAGTGGTACGTACTTAAAAATGAGGAACTAGAAAACCTAAAAGAACCTGTTAAAATAGTTATATCTGAGACCTGTTTTACCTTATGGGACTCTAAATTAGTTCATGCTAATACATTTACTATCAAAAAGAAATTAGATAATATTAATAGAGTAACTGCTTACATTACCTTTCTACCAAAAGAATTAAGGTCAAAAGAAATTAAAAAACAACATCGCATTGGGCTAATAAATGTGAAATAAAAAAATATCCTTATGGTTTCGGACCAAGATATGAAGAAAGAGGATATAGTAACATTACTGCAAGATTAATTAATGGGTCAAATACCAAAAAATAGATTAAAATTAATTTAATAAAAATATATAGTATATTTTAATAAATGACTAAATATTTAATAAAATATAATCAAAAAGGAGGTTTAAATAGTGATATTATAATACAAATCTTAAGAGAACATCAAAATTTAATTTGGGGTCTACTTTATAATTATATGCCTGAATTTTTTGAAACAACCAAAGTATCAACAATATCTAAAGATTATCAAGAATTTAGATACGGTAAACGTGTTTATGAAAGTCGATGTGCATTGACTTCCGAAATCATATTATATTTTCTATCTTTTGATAAAGATTCTATACTTCGCGAATTACAAGATAAGTTTAGAATCGCCAATGATGTAGATAATGAATATTCCATAAATCAATTATACCAAATGATTTCTTTACTTGAAGCTGAATCTGATAAAGAAGAATTATACACTATTTGGTTAACTAATAGACCGGGCTATTATAGTCTTGATCATCAATTTATTATTCATCGAAAAAATAATAAATTTAATATCTATCAATCATGGATTAGTCAGAAAAAATTCTGTGACATTAGTCAAGAACAAGAAGAACGGGTATATAATTTAAATTATAATCAATTACAAGTTATTTTATTAAATAAACTTTTAAATATTATAATACCATCAAATGAACTAGGGTTATTACAACCTTTAACTGGTCGAGATGGTATCAAAGTACCTAATTCTATCCAAATTAACACTGGTATGAGATGGAATGAATTGGACCATCAAACATTTTTAGATATACCTGGGTTTTTACCGCCAGAATTCCAAGATGATCTTGTTAAACCAATGTTTATTTTTTCTTATCAAGAAATAACTGGAATTGATAATGATAACTTGCAAATATTATTAAATTATTCTATAGAAAAAATTCAAAGTGGTGAATTTCCTGAAATGGAATATTTTGAAGGAAAAACTGTTGAAGAAATTAGTGAAAATATATATTCAATATTATCAACTTTTAATTAAATATACTTAAAAATCTAAATCCATTTTATCTCATCAAGAAAGTATATCATATCATCTTCTCCAAAATTTCAGATCCATTCTAATGTCATAGAATTTATATTTTTTTTAATCTTATTAAATCTAACATTTATATTTATAATAGAGTTAATAATTGGATATTCAGATTTACTAATCTTTACAATGCCATTTTTTATATCCCCTTTAAAATCAATCATCACATAAATAAGATCTTGATCGACTATAGTAAGTTCCTTCTTTCTAAAGCTTTCAGACCATAATACCCAAATCAACGAAAATATGTAGACTACAATAAATAGTATCAAGTAAAGAATTAATAAAAATAGTTATAAAATAGAAACTATAAATTTTTGTTAATAAATAAATTCACGAAATGTTAGAGAATATCTACTATTCTTATTATATGGTTCTTTTTGAATACTATGACAAAAATATCTTTGACTTCCTCCTGCCATTATAAATAATGAATTGTCTGGTAGAATAAAATTACGATTTAAATGTGAGTTTTCTTTATCTCTTTTCAAGGAGTCGCACAATGTTCTTTCCAAACAGAACGTTCTCGGACCATCAATAGACAGCAAAGCGATAGTTGGCTCTAGTCCAAAAGAACTCTTGTCGTCTTGATGTGCTGTAATACAATTATTACCATCTTCGTAATAGTTAATTAATAGACTATTAATTTTAGGTTTTGATATAGAAGTAGTTCCATCTATTATTTCATTAATATTATTTTGCATATTATTTTGAAAGTTTAATAAATATTCAGAATAATTATTTGGGTTCCATCTATCATGGGAATTTTTCCAATTTTTACCAAATGGTTTGTTATTAGTCTGATACCATTTTTGTTTCCTTTGAATTGTTGTTTTATCGTACTTTGTTGTTATTTTCCAATCATCTATATTTTTTAATTCTGATTTCATTTTTGATAAATTTTTAGAATCTAAAAAATTTGGAACAAGAATGAATATTGAATCATTACCATCATTTTCTTTTATTAAATGCTGCTCCATAATAATTTAAATTTATATATTAAATTAAAGGATTATTCAATTTTTTATAATACCAGAAGTTAAATTATACATACTTGTTTTATAATTACTTAATAATAAGGATAAAAATAAATACCTAATACTAAAGAAATAATATCACCTCTAATTTTTGTATTCTTTATTATGTAATGAGTATTTTCAACTAGCTCAAAAAGATATTACAACTGCAAGATTTAGATGTTTGCAAATTAAAAAAACTAATATACTTGATGAAAAGTGAGTAAATATAAAATGTTTGTTGACTTGTATCTTTACCATCTAATTAATTTTTTATTTAAATATAATTATTGATGTTAAAATTAATAAAGAAACCATCTATTCATTATTGATAATACTTTAAATATAAAAAAACTAATATGTATTTCCGTATCCATTTTCCATATCCAAAATAGTTAGTTTTTCATTTAACATATATATATGCTTCATCTCTTTTAATTTATTTTTAATATCATTTATTTCATTTTTTTGATTTTCTATTACTATCTTATATTTAAGATTATCTTCTTTACTAGTTTGAAGTATATTAACTATATCAAAAAATTTATTTTTTTTAATATTTAAAATTAAATCATTTTTTGAATATAGTGGTTTTTTTAAATTAATATTATGATTACCGCCTGATAAATTTATTTTTAATTCTAAATATTTTTTTTTATATTTTAAATATTTTTCTTTGTAATCCATTATATATATTATATATAATATTTCCAATTTATATTATTTTATTAGTTATATTATCATTATCATAAAATAAAACTAATTTGTCCCTATCTAAATTTACGTTTATTACTAATAAATGACATACTAAATAACTTTCACCTTGATTTAAATATTGTTATTACATTTTAAAATATTTCTAATTTCATATTCTATTTTTTTCTCTGATAATGAAAAATAATCCATAACTTCTTTACCATTACCAGATGCCCCAAACCCATCTATTCCAATGCAATGATCAGCATATTTATACCACATTGTTGTTGTAGCAGCTTCTACACTAATTTTTAATATGTCTTTTGGTAAAATTAAATTTTTGTATTGGTCAGACTGTCTATCATATAATTCAACACATGGCATAGAAACAAGTCTTGCATATATATTATATTTTTCTAAACTTTTAATTACATTATAACAACTGGAAACTTCTGACCCTGTTGCTATTATGATAACATCAAAATGTTTACAAGAACCAGACATTAATAATTTTTCTATATTATTTTTCTTTTCATATACAACATAACCTCCATTACTAATTAAATCCGATTTAGACCCTACTAATTGAGGTAAACTTTGTCTTGATAGACACAAACAAGAAGGTCCAAACTTATTGTCAAGAGCGTAATTATAACAACCAGAAACCTCATTTCCATCAGCGGGTCTAAAAACTAAACAGTTAGGAATACTTCTTAATATGGCTAAAGATTCTACCGGTTGATGAGTTGGACCGTCTTCGCCTAATCCAATTGAATCATGTGTTAAAATATAAAGTACCTGATGTTTAGACAAAGCTGATAATCTAATAGACGCTAAACAATAATTTATAAAAACTAAAAATGTTGATACATAAGGTATCATATGACATGTACTCATTCCATTAGCTATGGCACACATTGCATGCTCCCTAACACCGTAATGAATATATCTTCTTGAATAATCTGTATGTTGAATTCCTGTATCAATAACTGTATTATTTGATGGAGACAAATCAGCAGAACCACCAATTAATTGTGGAATATGTTGGTAAATACTTTGTAAACACATACCAGAAACTTGTCTAGTTGCAAGACAATTATCTGATACATTAAATTTTGGTAATAATTCTGACAAGTCTGGTATAACTCCATTAATTATATTATTTAATTCTTTAAATTTTTCTGGATTCTTTTTCTCATATTGGTTTATTAAATCATACCACTTTTCATAACCACTAATTTTCTCTTCTAAATTTATTTCAAATGATTTTTTTACATCTTCTGGTATATAAAAATTTTTATCGATTGGAAAATCAAACTTCTCTTTTAGTTTTTTAATAGCATCTTCTCCTAATGGCGAACCATGTGATTTTTCTGACCCTTCTTTTTCACTCCCAAATCCAATTTTAGTCTTTACCATTATTAATACCGGTTTTTCAGAACTCTGGGATATTTCTAAAGAATTATTTATCGAATCCAAATCTAAATTACCATCCATCACTTCTAACACATTCCACCCCAAAGCAATATATTTATCTTTGGTATTTTCAGTAAATCCTAAATTAGTACTTCCATCAATAGTTATCATATTATCATCGTATAATACTATTAAATTATTTAATCTTAAATGTCCTGCCAAAGACGCAGCTTCATTAGTTATTCCTTCCATTAAACAACCATCGCCGCACATAACATATACTTTATTGTTAATAATTTTCATATTATCTGTATTAAATCTTGATCCTAAATGTTTCATTGCTAATGCCATACCAACCCCGTTAGCAAATCCTTGACCAAGTGGTCCGGTTGTAACCTCAATACCAGGAGTAATATTTTTTTCTGGATGTCCAGGTGTTATACTTCCTAATTGTCTAAATTTTTTTAAATCATCAATACTAATATTATATTTATACATATGCAATATTGAATAAAGTAATGCACACCCATGACCATTCGATAATATAAACCTATCTCTATTTATCCAAGTTGTATCCGAAGGGTTAAAATTTATAAAATTTTTAAATAAAATATACATCATAGGCGAACAACCAAGTGGCATTCCTGGATGACCAGATTTAGCATTTTCAACCATATCTACAGATAATAATCTTAATGTATTAATTGACTTTAGATCCATTATTTTGATATATTAGATAATTATTCTTTAAACTTTAAATAATAAATTTAAAATCTACTACTAAAATAGTATGACTAATATCATATGTTCTATTTCATTATAAGTGATTCTATATTAATTTCTAATAAAATTATGGCAGTTTTTATTTTAATTGTTTCAAAATCTTACTCTATTATGTATGTTGTAAATATAATTCTACAAGAGATATACATATACAAGTTAATCTAATTATTTATTCTGCAATTGATAATAAAATAATCTTGAAATAATAACTTATGTACTATATATTTAATCAAAATTATATTGAAGAATGACATAAACGAAAAAGTACATGTCCAAATTGTAGTATTGATATAACTAAAGAATTAGAAGAAATTAACTTATAGGAAAATTATTATCTCCACTCCAATTCCTATATATTGCATCTTATCAATACCTACTATACGACACTCAATTTCTATTTCTAAATAATGTATTTTTATCATAACTCACTTTATATCTTATTGCGTCTTTTAATTCTCCTGCAACTCCTTGATCGAGAATATCTAATGGTAATACATATACTTAAGCTTCAGCTCTGCATCAACTAGAAATCTAATTTTATGATCTGCAATTTTTGCATTTAAAAATATCATTTCAGAAAGAATTAAACTAGTTGGAATTTCTTGATGGACTTTTGTATAATTATCATTTAAAATTTTTTATTTTTTGTTAGCATATAATAAAACTAAAGGACACGACAATATTTAAATTATTTACTCGTATTATATTTATTTGCAAATTTTCTTGATTTGATGTAATATATATTCTAAAGTATATATATGCCAAATACCATTTATCTAACAAGACATGGTCAGTCTGAATACAACATATCTAATAAAATTGGAGGAAATTCGAGTATAACCTCATCTGGTAAAAAATACGCAGATAAGTTGTTTGAATATATTAACGAAAAAGAAGATATCGACCAACTAAAAATTTTTATAAGTGAATTAAAAAGAACTCATCAAACTACCGAAAGTTTTTCTAATAATAATAAATATATTTATGATATATTAAATGAAATTAACGCTGGTGATTTTGATAATATGGCTTATGAAGAAATAAAAAGTAAATATCCAGACGAGTATAATAAAAGAAAAAATGACAAATTCAACTATAGATATCCTTCAGGTGAATCTTACTATGATCTTAAAAATAGAGTTAAACATATAATTGACATAATACAAAAAGAAGATAATAATGTACTTGTTGTTTGTCATAATGCGGTATTAAGAATTATATATTCACTTTTCTTTGACATAGAAGATAAAGAAATTCCACATTTAGATATACCACTTCATACACTTTTTAAATTAACTAAAGTAAATAATAATTTTGAAATAGAAAAAATGAAACTAACTGACATGTAGGTTTAACTAAAATTTAGGTTTAACTATTTTCTTCTTGACTTGAGATGTATTAATTTGAAATTGTCTATCATTTTCAATATTAATAGTCTTTCGTTCTGTTTCATCCATATTTAACTGATGTTTCTTCAATTGAACATTAAAGGGTATAAATCCTTCATCAGTATAATGAGTTTTTCTAATTAAACTTGTTAATTCACTATTTAATTTTACCAATTTATTTTCTAAACTTTTTTTTTTCTTGGTAGTTAATTTATTTCTATAACCAGTTTCATCTTCTTTTTCCGAAAGTGAATCTTTAATTTGTTTAATATTTTTAATAATACTGTCTCTATTAGAATAAAACTCTTCTTTTGATAAACAATCGCATTTACCTGAAAGAAAATCTTCAGTACATACCATATTTGAAATATGATGACAACCTTCTTTACAATTTACAGAAGCGCAGCATATATCCCAAATAGTTGGTTTTTCAGAACCTCTTTCAATCATATTAATTAAATTAGTATATTTAGGACATACTTTTGTAATTCTTTCAAATGGCCAAGTAATATCTTCACACTTTAAATAGAATTCTGGAATGTTACTTCTATTTGTAGATTCTTTCTTTTCTTTACGATGAAAACAAGCTAAATCATACCAAAGATTAAGCAATTCAATAAAATTTAAACTTGAATAATTATCAATCCGCGACTTTAATTCTGGATTAATAACGTTTGATTTTAATTTTTTAAATACATCAATAATTTCATAATATATTGATATAAAATCAATAGTACATTTGTCTATCATATTAAAATTATGATTGACAGGAAGTACATTAATCTCATATTCAGAATGAGCACCTCTGCAATTTTCTCCATAAGTACATTTTCTTAATCTCGCACCCGGAATGCTGCGAAATACGATATCATTATATAGATCATTAATGAGCTGATGATAATGATCTCTACAGAATAAATTTTTACAAGTCCCTACTAATACTGTATTAGACATATGAAGTGAAAATTAAAGGTTTACATATTTTTTTTTCAATTTTTTTAATACCAAGTTAAAGAATTAAACATTTAAAACATTTAAAACATTTAAAACATTTAAAACATTTAAAACATTATCATTATTATAAAATAATGTCGAAATCTGAAAAAATTAAAGAATTTAACTCTATTATGGAAATATTCCTTAGTCAATTAAGCCCAATTGTTGGTACTAGTTATCACCATTATTTTAAGAGATTAATAAAAGTTAACTCTATTCTACCAATTAAAGAATATTGTAAAAATGTATTACCATATAAACAGAAAATTATGGATAAGGATGAAAGTTATTTTTATGATACAGACAAACATAACGACCTCATACAAAATGACACAAATACTATAAATGAAATTTTAAGATTAAAAGAAATATATCATCAATTAGATAAAGATTCCATAAATGAAGTTTGGGAATATTTTCAAGCATTACTAGTTCTATCAGAAGAATATAAAAACTTAACAAATTAAAGATTTCTATTTGTCAGAACCATTCATAACTCCCAATAATTGGACCCATATCACAACCTACTTATTTTAAATATTGACTAGTATGTACAATATTTAAATTACCTGTTTCAATTTAACTGAACCCATATTTAGATAGGCGGTACGTCTGAAAACTTTATTTTTTTTCTTGGATAGTAGAATTTAATACTTCACAAGGTAGATTATTAGTTTTCATATATGAACATAATGCATTTGTATCTTTTGGAAAACACATCCCACCATAACTAATAGACCCATCGTGTCCAGGTACATTTGTATAGTTAGGACCCATATCTCCATTTAATAACATCATTTTTTTCACAGATTCAAAATCTAAATTACATTTTTGACATAGTAAATAGAGTTCTGTTAAATATTGTATTTTTACCGCGTAAGATGTATTACATCCTAATTTCATAATTTCACTTTCTCCAGATTTACATAATGATATAACTGCGTCTGGCCATATTTTTTTATAGAAATCACTTACTTTTTCAAAATGGTCATCAGAACAAGATTTCGTTTTACCTAAAACAATATGTTTCTGATTTTCAAAATCTCTACTTGCATTTCTTGCTGTTAGAAATTCAGGGTTATGGATAATATTTAGATTACTATATGTAATACTAAAATATTCACACGTACCCGGATTTACTGTTGATTTAACTATAATAGAACCAGAATAATTTAAATTACTTAAAATAGATAATACATCATTAATTGGATCTAAATTATAATTATTTCTATCAGAACAATATGGTGTTGGCAAACAAAGAAATAACATATCTGTTTTTAGACATTTATTTATACTTCCAATTCCATCATCCTTAAATTTATCATAACCAATCATATTAATACCTTTATTCTTTAGAATCACCATTCGCATATTGTAAAGTATAAGCTCTAGCTTCACTGTCGTGTTCAATTTTATTTTTCTTTAATAATTTTGCAATCTCAGGAACAAGTGGATCATCTGGATTTGGTTCTGATAATAGAGAACATAATGATAGCAATACTTTACTAATAGTTAATGCTGGACTCCATTGATCCTTTAAAATATCCAAACAAATTCCACCTCTGTTATTAACATTACAATGATAAATTTGCGTGATAAAAGATATCTTGGGAGGTTTGAAAGGATATTCCTTAGTAAATTCAATATCTAGTTTAAATATTCCTCCCGAATAAGGAGTGTCTTCAGGTCCAAAAATAGTAGCATGCCAATGTGTAATCTTATCATTAACTGGACCAGCTGAACAATTTTGTACTGGATTCTCTTGTAGATCTTTTAATTCTTGTGTAATTCTATTAATTAGTAGACTCATTATATTAATAGTCAATCTATATATATAATTCAAAAATCAATATTTTTGAATTATAGTTTGCTAGAATTACAGTCTATTAGAAATATTGATTTTTGAATTATATATAGACTTATAATAATTAAGTATTATGACAGATATAATTAATTTTTGGTTTCCTAATGATAGATTTAACAAATTTTGGTTTGATAAATCAAAAGATGACTTTATTATAAAAACTTATGGATATTTGTTAAATAATAGCGAAGAAGTTTATCTTAACCCTGAAAACTTGTCTGATATTAAAATATTAGAATATATCATAATTCTAGATCAATTTAGTAGAAGTATATATAGAAATGAACCAGATAAAATAAAAAATAATGATATACAATCCTTAAAATTATCTTTATATTATCTTGAAAATAGAAATTGGAAAAATATAGAGTTTAATCATTTAATATTCTATTTAATGCCTTTAAGGCACACTTTTCAAAAAAAATATTATGATAAGATATTTGAAATTTTAAATTTATTTCAAAAAAAAGATAAGGATACTATATTGTATGATAAATTTTATAATACAACAATATCTAAATATGATTGTAACATACCATAGAACAACATGATTTGCTATTTTTATTATTTACTGGTATACTAAAAAATCAGAACTGTTAATTGTACTTATTTTTTTTAAACAAGTTTTACATTTAATACCAGAAATATTAAATTTATTAATTATACATTATATAATGAAGACTTTGGGGATAATACGGTCATCGCTTCTTCTTTTGATTCTCATATAAATTGAATGTGATACCACGATGGATGACCGTCATGTTGTTTTACTACTTCAAGTATGGTACCAATTGTATCTATAATACTTGAATAAACTTTTTGTCCTACATAAAATGTCATAATAATAATATTGGTAATAAAAATTAAAATATATTTCAAATTTTACAATAGTAATTTTCTGATGGAACCCACTGAATAATATGGTGATTTCAATACATAAATTATGAATATATTAAATTAATTTATACTTTATTCTAATATCATCGTATTTATTTCTTAAATTAGTGTAAGCTTCATAATCAAAAATGAGATATGAAAATATTATTTTAATAAGTATATCCGGTATATTTAATTTATGTAAGCTATAATAGGAGTTACCCTTACTAACATATAATAATTCATTAGATATTAATAATTCTTTCTCAGATATTAATTCATCAAAATTAATAGAATGTTTTCTAAATGATTGTTCCACCAAGTTTAACCTGAAAAAATAGTGGCTTTTATAATATTTAATTAGATTACTAAATTCTGGTACCTTTTGTATAGTGTCTTTTTTAACTACAAGTGCTTTTCCATAAAGACACTCTTTAAAACTAATTTCTAGTAAATTTTTATGATCATTTTCTAAAAACGAATCTTGAATAGCATATAATATTTCTCGTGTATTAGAATTAAAACAAATATCCTTATTATGATGAATATTTCTAATAATAATGTCAAAATTATATAATTTTTCTTTATAAATGTCAATAAAATCGTCACTCATATTTAATATTATTAGTATTTTCTTTTTAAATTATATAAACATTATTTTATAATAATATTTAACTATGCTTATAAGAGTTATATTATTTCTTTCTTATTTATTATTTTCTAATTCCTACAATATATACATTAATGATTTTGGAGCTTTGGTAGATGGAGAATCTACAACAGACGCTGCTTTACAGAATGGATTAGCATTCAATAAAGCAGTGAAATCTTCTTGTATAAATGATACTATTATCTTATTAGAAAATGAAACAATTTATTATATACCTAATACAGATGATAATTCAGAACCTTTTTTTGAAAATATTAATAATATCGTTTTTAATATAGACGGTAATATTATATTGCATGATAATATATCTGCATGGCCATTAACTCCTAAAAATACGTACTATCATATGTTAGATATACGTTACAGTTCAAATATAACTATTACTGGACAAGGAACTATATATGGAAACGGATATGAATGGTGGAAAGAATTCGCTTTAGGAAATATTGTTCGTCAAAGACCTAGTTTAATAGAATTTAATACTAGTCAAAATATAATAATTCAAAATATTACACTTCTTGATAGTCCTAGATTTAATATATATTGCTATAATGTATTAAATTTAGAGGTTAGATATATGAAAATATGGGTTGACATAAAAAAACAAAATTTAATTTATAAAAATTATGTATCGGACCTACATGATAGAATAACATTTCCATTTAACACAGATGGAGTGGATTTTAGTGGTAAAAATATTTATATTCATGATATGAATATCTCAAATTATGATGATGTTATTGCAGTTAAACCATCTAAAAATAATGTCGAACCAATAAATAATCAAATTATTAGTTGTACAGAAAATGTACTAGTAGATAATATAAATGTATATGGTGGTGTTGGATTAAGTGTTGGCAGTGTTTCACCTATTCATAATAGTTGTATTAAAAATGTTATATTTCAAAATATATATGCAATTGATCCAATTAAATTCATTTATATTAAAACACAGAGTCATAAAAATGTAACACAAATCCAGGGCTATATAAAAAATATTACCTATCAAAATATGACAGCCTTAAATCCAATTTTATGGCCTATTTATTTAGGACCTCAACAACAAAAAGAACCAGATGGTACAGGTGATGGAATATGGCCAAATACAAATCCATATATAAATATTAGTGACATATATTTTAAAAATATAAATGTTAAAAACTCAAAAATTAATCCAGGTGTTTTACGATGCAATAGTTCAAATCCTTGTTATAATGTACAATTTCAGAATGTTACTGTTAATAACAATGAAAATAAAAAATTAAATAAATATATATGCGATGATGGCGTGACTGTTACAGGGTCATATGATTTATTTACATACCCTATACCAAATAATTGTATTCATTAGTTGAACATTTTTGAACTATATCCTATTACACCACATGCTATTCTTTTACCAGCATTTCCAGTTTTTTTACTTTCTAAATGAACTTTTTTATCTATTATATTGCATTCTTTATCGGTACCGCCTAACCCTAAATCATCTTCCAAATCATGAATTACAACACTACGACCAATTATAGAATATTTACCTTTTAATTTTATCTTTGAATCATAAAATGTTTTATTAGCTTTTCCTAATTTATTAGCTGTTATATTGCCTAAATCTCCTACATGTCTCTCTTTACTGTTTGGACCACCATGACTATTATTATTTGGATTAAAATGTTTACAAGCAGATGAACAAGAATCTGTTAAATCTCCAGCTTCGTGAATATGAAACCCATGTTTACCTGGGTTTAAACCAGAAATATTAACTTTAATTACTACATTATCTTTCTCTTTTTGAATAAACTCTATATATCCACTAATATTACCTACAGTATTAGTTAAAACACAAATACCTATTATCATTATATATTTAAAACATAAATAAAATTAAAATTTAACGAAATTTTAAACATATATAAAAACAAAAGCGACTAATATGTTGTTCTTCTAAACGAACACATAAATCATCGGTTTGACAATCATATCATAATGCTTTTAAATATGAAACAACTAGTTGGGGTTTTAACTACCTTAATTTTTCTTGCCATTAATCAACTAGCGTATATTCTATCCATTAGTCAATCTTTTTTACAATAGTACTACATTTAGCAATTATTGCATTTTGACTTTCTTTTTAATCCAACAATAATGGATAAACATTTGGAAAAAATCTTTTTATTCGATTTGATACTAATGAATATTTTTTTGTTACTATATTATTTCTAAATATTTCTTTAGTTTTTAATTTTTTAATACAATTTTCTTTTGTAGTATGTGAAATTCTCAAAATTATACCAAAAGGTATATATAGTATAGAAGGTTTTATTACATTTGGATGTTCTAAATATTTAATAATTTCTTTTATTATTAATAATGACCTATTTTTAATTAGCAGTTGATTCGAGTTATCCATGTTATTATCTAACCCAAGTGCATTGCCTAATAGTTGACCAATATGTAAAAACCGAATATTTTTACAAACATCTGAAATGTGCGAGTTAATAAGTCTAAATTTTAGTTTTTCATTTAATGATAAATAATGATTTACTTCATATAACATATCGGATATATCAAAAATATGGTGCATAATAGTAATAATTATTAGATAAATTTAATGAATTTCAACTTTAATATCAATATTAATATCATCATAAAAGAATATACAATGTTATAAAATTGCTTCATAATGAAATTCACTATTAAATTTTATTAAAACTGTATTTGTTGACCCAACATTAATTTTTATAGGTTCTGATAATTCTACACCATTTACAACGATAATAGTAGCATTAGTTTGGTATAGTTCACATAATGCTAACAATGATAAATGATCACCCCATACACCTTCCTGTGACATATGTTTAGTATATTCTTCTTTAGTTTGATATGGTTCTAATGTATCCGATTTTAATGCAAAATCTTTAAATCTATTCCAATTTATACTTATATATTCTGTTGCATCATCGCGCAATTGCGTATGATCAATATCTAAATGTATTGAAAATGTATGAAACAAACAATCTCCACCACCTTCATTTGATAAAATTTTACTACCTCCTAATGATATAATAGACGCCTTTAATAAATAATATATATCATCTAGACTAGTTTTATTTTCATCATTAAAATCAATATTATTTTGTAAATTAACATTTTCTATTTCTGAAAGTGATAATGCGATTGCTAGATCCAAATCATTTTCTAGGGGTTCTTCTATCTTTCTTTTTTTAAGATCGTCAGAAATAGAATATTTATTTTTACCGGTACAAGCTAAATATCTTAAATTATTTAGATTCATT